TTATTCAGGTGAGAAGCTTGAGAAGGAAGATGCTGAATTGATTATCGCAAAGAACAGGCACGGAGAATGCCACACGATAGACACCACCTTTATTGGATCACGCACAATGTACGAAGAACGACTATGAGAAAGTATTGGACAAAGCAAGAGGTAGATATTTTCGTCAAGATATATCCGCATACGATCACAAACGAAATGGCAGTACAGTTCAACTGCACTATGTCGCAGGTATACAACAAAGCAACCAAATTGGAGCTGAAGAAAACACCTGAGTATTTAGCCATCAATGGTGGACGGATTAAAGAATCCAATATCCACACCCAATTCAGGAAAGGACAAAAAGCTTGGAACAAAGGGATGAAAGGATTGCATATTGGAGGAGTGGAAACACAGTTCAAAAAAGGACACAAGCCACCCAATTGGAAACCGATTGGATATCGTTCAATTCGTGATGGATACCTGGTAGAAAAAACCGACAAAGGATTTCAGTTTGTTCACATCCTACTTTGGAAACAACACAACCAAGAGATCCCGAAAGGAATGTTTGTGGTATTCAAAGACCGAAACAAAATGAACATCACGATTGAGAATTTAGAGTTAATTGATAGGGCTGAAAATATGAGGAGAAATTCCTATGTCAACCTACCCGAAGAAATCAAAGAAGTAATTCACATCAAAAAACAAATAACAAGAAAAATAAACAGCTATGGCAAGAAATAAAATGACCGACCTACGAGATCACCTTTTTGAAGTATTGGAAAAATTAAGAGATGGTGAGATTGACATTGAAACTGCACAAACGATGGCAGATGTTTCACAAGTGATTATCAACTCAGCCAAGATTGAAGTTGACTTCATCAAAGTAACTGGCAGTACATCGGATTCAGGATTCATCCAACTCGGTGAACACAATCAAAAATTGTTATGATTGATTATCAAGAGATGCACCTGTTGAAGCAAGAAGTCAAACGGCTCAAAGGTGTAATCGCAGAACTGAACGATTCACGGATGCGAGAGATCAAGAAACTCAAAGACCAAATCGTGAACCCACGATGCAAGATCAACGAGATTGATGCCGAATGGACTGAAGCAATGAGGGTGGTGTGCATCATCTACGATGTTACTCCCGATGAGATACTGGAGAAGGTGAGAAGGCAAGGCATAATGGATGCCCGTCATTTGTTTTGTTATCTTTGCAAAAAGCATTTGCGGATGACCTACCTTTCCATCGGTCAGGTACTGCACCGTGATCACTCAACCATCATCCATTCCGTTCAAACCTATGAAGATCTGATCACCTATGACAAATCAATCAATCAATTCTATGTTGAGGCTATATCCTTATTGGGTCTGCACCTCCACGAAAGGTCTAAGCTCGTCAATCAGTATAGTCCAATCTGAGGAGGAAGCGTTACGCATCAAGAAAAAATACGAAAAAGATGGTTATATTTGCATTATTGAAAAGAAAAGTTGACAAAAGCGGATATCATATTGGAGTTATCCAAAGCCGATTGGCTGAGGAAAGCAACGAAGAACATCGCTAAGAACAACGAACTTGCCAACGAACTGTATCAATACTTTTTTTTAACCATCCTTGAAAAACCTGATGACTATGTTGAGAAGTTGCACCGAGAAGGATATCTCCAGTTTTGGGCAATCCGCACTTTATACCTTTGTATCAACGGCAACAGGCATCCCTTCGCAGAATCTCGCATATACGATCAGTATGATGTCTATGAGCTGGACTTCCCCGAAGAACCCGACCTACTATTTGAGAGAGAGCAAGAAGAACAAATTGAATCAAACCGAATTAACAAAATAAACCAGGTAACTGAAACGGCATACTTCTATGAAAGAGAACTTTTCAAACTTTGGTGCAGCGGAATGTCAGCGAGAGCCATCCACCGCCAAACCGATATCTCAGTTCGTGAAGTGCTAAGAGTAATTAAACTAATGAAAGAAAGATGTACAACGAAATAATTGGAATTGCTTGTCTAAGCATCATCATCGTCAACTTTGGCAAACCAGCCGACTTGTTAAAACGCTATCTCTACGGAAGCGATTATTCCAAATGGAAACGAATGAAACCACTTGACTGTGCTTTCTGCTTGTCGTGGTGGTTGGGTTTGTCTTTTTTTATATACACCTACGGATTTGTGGGTATCTTGTACGCATCCATCGCAACCGTAATTGTTGCACTCCTTGAGACAAAAATATGATAGAATTCATCCAGTCACTTCGCCCGGCATACGAGATCTACAAAAAGACACTCGTGTTCCAATTAACGCCTGAGCAATCCGCACAACTTCAAAATGTACATCGTGAGATATTTGGTCGCAATGTTCCCAACTGCCATACTTGTGTGATTGAGTCGGTGTTCTCACTTTTGATATGGGCAGACCAAAAAGCATTGGAGTTGGCACAACTTGCCGATGATGAGCAGAAACCAAAACGCAAACGGCAATGACAAACAATAAACAACTGACGGCAGTGGAGCAACTATTTGTAAAAATGCTCGATATTCAAGAATCATTAAATCAATTAACTTTTGATGAATATTCAGAATTACTAAACAAGTATCATGAAATCGAAAAGAATCAAGCAATTAATTTTGCTTTAGATTGTCATAGAATGACCACAGACCAAATAGAAGAACACTACATTAAAACATACGGACTATACTTATGAAAAACAATAAACAACAAACGGCAGTGGAGTGGTTATGGGAAATTGCATATAACAGAGAATTAACCTTTGAAGATTGGAAACAAGCCAAAGAAATGGAGAAGGAACAACACGGAAAAACTTGGGATACGGCTATGGACAACTTAGATGCCAGAGGTGGTAACATTGTTCGTGCTTATGTAGATTTTGATGATTACTACAACGAAACATTCGGAGCAGACCATATTGTTGACACGGACAAAATGATATGAAACCCCACACCAAAATGTACCTAAACCATTTCGGATATGACATTAGTGACTTCATCCCTTGCGAGGTGTGTGGCAAAACTGCCATTGACATCCATCACATTGAAGCGAGAGGAATCGGAGGGAGCAAAGAGGCAGACAACATTGAAAACTTGATGGCGTTATGTCGTGAGGATCACTTGAAGTATGGTGATAAAAAACAACACAAGGAGTGGTTGAAATCCATTCACGAACAAAGATTGTCAATGGCAAAATAACTGTGAAATAACAGCGAGAATTATGGCAAATGAGCAAAACTTAAAACCCTTTCAAAAAGGTGGAGATGAAAGAATAAATCTGCAAGGTAGACCGCAGAAGCTCATCACTCAAATGAAGGAAATCGGATACACCAAAACTCAGGTGGAGGAAACGATGTTGTCAATGCTTTCGCTATCACGGAAAGAATTGGAGAAGATAGACAAAGGGGATGAGTACACAATAATGGAACGCACGATTGCCGGTGCATTGCTGAAGGGTCACGACAAAAACTCCTTGTTCAACTTGGAGATGTTGCTCACACGATCACAAGGCAAACCAAAAGAAACGATTGACCAAACTATTGAATCAAAGAACTTCACAATAACACTAAATTTAGATGAGAGCAAACTGGAGAGATGAGAACATCCTACCACCTGAAGATGAACGACTTTGTGTGGTAAGTGATAACCAAGAAATCAAACACCTTGCCCGTTACATTGACGGTTATTGGATTGATGAATTCACAGGGAACTTTGTAGAGATGTTGTACTGGATGCCCATCCCGTTATTACCAAACGAATGAAAGTAATCCAATCGGGGCATCTCGGTGATTTGATCTATTCACTCACGGCAACAAAACGAGTTGCGGAGTTACACGGTGCAGTAGATTTCCACATCGGATTCCGTGAGCAGAATACTGTTTCAGGGCATCCAAGCGGAGGGTATTGTATGAACTTAAACTCATACGAATACATCAAACCTTTGCTTGAGCATCAATCGTACATTAAAAGCGTTGAGATGCACTCACACCCCGACATTGATTATGACTTTGATAAGTTCAGGAAGCACGGATTGAATCTCTCTGCTGGTGATTTGAGGCGGAATCACTTTCTTGTCTACCCCGAATTAATGACCGACCTTCACGAACCTTGCATTGAAGCGACTGAACCTATCCCATACTTTGCGGACAAGATACTTTTGAACTTCTCATCTCGTTATCGCAATTACGACATCAACTATTTTCCATTGAAGCAACACAAGTGCGTTTTCTTTGGCTATGAAGATGAGTACATTGCATTCACCGAGCGATGGCAGTTGGATTGTGAACTTCTGAAATGCCAAGATGCTTTGATGTTGGCAACCATTGTCGGCAGTTGCAAGGCATTCATCGGCAATCAGTCAAGCACATACGCCATTGCAGAACAAATGAAAGTTAAACGATTGCTTGAGATATGCGTTCACACACCGAATGTCATCCCCGTCAACAATGGCTTTGACTATGTAACGAATCAAGCGTTCAATCACTTACTGAAAACTCTATGAAATTACTGATACTTACTGACGGAATGAATGGTGTAGTTTACCACCGACTATTCACGCCACACTTACGGATGCAAATTGACGGACAAGCGGATGTCAGCGTTTGTCAATCACAAGAGGAATGGCTCACACTTGATTACACCCAATTTGATGTGATCATCTTCTCACGATGGCTTGGGGCAAAGCATTATGATGTGCTGAAAAAGATTGCTGATTCAGGCACTCCCTATGTTGTGGACATTGATGACTATTGGGTTCTCCCAAAATACAACCCGGCATATTGGAACTATCGCAAAGGAATCAAGCAAGGTGTGAAGGATGCCATCAATTACGCTGATGCGGTGATCACCACAACTCCAGCACTTGCCAAAGAGATTCGGCAGATCAATGAGAATGTGACTGTTGTTTCCAACTGCTTGGATCTAACCCACAAACAATGGGAAGGCGAACCACTACCAAGAACTGACAAAGTGAAAGTCGGATGGGTGGGTGGAGTTACACACGAGGAGGACTTGAAGCTCATTGCTGAGGAGATCAAAGGAATGGACATTGAGTTCTACATCTGCGGATATACACCAGGAGAGATTTGGAATCGCATTGCCAAGAGTATGCCCGATGCAAAGATTGTTGAAGGCACAACCGTGTTTGAATATGGTGAGGTGTACAAGCACTTTGATATCGTGGTCGCACCGTTGCAAGATACCAAGTTCAACAACTGCAAATCTGAGCTGAAGATACTGGAAGCCAGTGCATACAAAAAGCCGATCATTTGTTCTGCCGTCTTGCCGTACCTTTATCACACCGCAAACGATGGGGTGCTATTTCTTCCACGCAATCAATGGAGATCAGGCATTCAGAAGTTGATTGATGCCGGGCATTCAGTTCGTCAGTCAATGGGTCAAAGCAACTACGACTACTGCAACAAGCATCATAACCTTGCACTACACAACTTGACGAGAATGTCGGTGTATCAACGCTTATGCAAATAAACTACACCCGACCATATCTAACCAACTACCAAAAGGACATCCTTGATTGCGATGCTCGTTTCACGATTACGGCTGCATCAACCAAGACCGGCAAGACCGCATCACATATCATTTGGCTCTTTGAACAAGCACTCCAATGCAAGGATGGGCAGTCGGTGTGGTGGGTTGCTCCAGTATACCAACAAGCGGAGATTGCATTCCGAAGGATGAAGAACCAAGTCACGGACAAGAACTTCTTCTTGAGCAACGAAACAAAACTATTGTTGACCTTGCCAACGGGATCACGGATTGAATTCAAGTCAGGAGAGAAACCCGACAACTTGTATGGTGATGATGTCTATGCTGCCGTGATTGATGAGGCATCAAGGATGCGTGAGGAATCGTGGTATGCACTCCGTTCTACTTTGACTGCTACACAAGGCAAGTGCAAACTGATTGGGAATGTCAAAGGCAAAAAGAACTGGTTCTACAAATTAGGTGAGAGAGCAAGGCAAGGCGAACCCGACTACAAGTATTTCAAGATTACGGCATACGATGCAGCAAGGGAAGGCATCATATCGGAGAAAGAGATTGAACAAGCAAAGCGTGATCTACCTGATTATGTCTTTCGGGAATTATATCTTGCAGAACCAGCCGATGACAAGTCAAATCCGTTTGGCTTGGATGCAATCCGCAAATGCTACCGACCAATATCATCAATGCCCGTTGTTGCTTGGGGAGTGGATTTGGCAAAATACTCGGATTACACGGTGATAATCGGACTGGATGCAAACAACTGTGTTTGTTTCTGCGAACGATTCCAAGCGGATTGGTCAGTCACTCAAGCGAGGATTGTCAAACTGATTGGCAACACACCATCGTTTGTGGATAGTACAGGCGTTGGAGATCCTATCGTTGAACAACTTCAGCGACTTTGTCAAAGGGTCAAGGGATTCAAGTTTACATCGCAAAGCAAACAACAGTTGATTGAAGGGTTGGTGATGTCGGTGCAACAAACCGATGTGTTCTTTCCTGAAGAACCGATTGGAAGTGAGATGGAGAATTTTGAATTTGAATATACAAGAACAGGTGTGCGATATACTGCACCCGTTGGACTACACGATGACTGCGTGATGGCTCTTGCACTTGCCGTTGATTGCAAAGCCCACAATAGACCAGGCACTTTTTACTTCGCATAACTATGAATTGGAAAAACATAACCATCCACCAACTGCAAGAGATTCACTCTTGTCGTGATATGTCTGACCTTGAAAGGCAGATGAACATCCTTGCCATTGCTTTGAATCTTTCAATGGATGAGGTCGAGTCAATGACATTGGACAAGCTCACAACCGAGTTTGCAAAGTTGGCGTTCTTAAACGACCTACCAAAAGCACCGATTCAATTTATGTTCAAACTGCGTGGCAGATATTTCCGATTAGCCAAAACGCCAAACGAGATGTGTGGACACCACTTCATTGAACTCCAGCAGGTATTCAACGGAGATGTGATTGAATCGCTCAACAAGATTGTTGCGTTGCTTTCCGTTGAGGTTGATTTCTTTGGAAGGAATAAGAAGGTTGTTGATGCTCAAGCACACTATGAGGACAAATGTGCGTTGATGATGCACTTGCCCGTTCCACTTCCGTACACCTATGCTCTTTTTTTTTTGGAAGTTTATCCCGAATTATTGAAAAATATCCTCTCCTCTTTGACGGATCAGATGAAGGAGATGAAAGAGCAGTTGACCAAAGCCCAATAGTGTGGCTGGAGATAGTTGACAAGATTGTCAAAGGTGATCGCACCAAATGGGATTTCATTCTTCAGATGCCGTTGATTGAGTTCTTGAATTCAATGGCGTTCTACAAAGCCAAGACCAAAGAACGGCAGAAGCGTTTGGAGGATGCTGCCGGGAAAGGATTCAATCCCTACATCGTTGCTTGTTTGAATGAGATGATTTGAAACGAATGAGGCAATCGGCTATTTTTTAGCGTGGCTCTATCAATCACCCAACAACCCGATTCGTACGCACCAGGATTCAACGACACGAATTTCGTGATCACTGAGTCAAGCGGTGGTATCTACACGAAAGACAATTTCAAGTTTATTGCAAATGTCAAAGTTGCAGCGACATCCGTTGCCAAGTTAAAAGCACCCATCTATTTTGGAAGTACAAACAAGGGGGTGTTCAACATTGGTCGCATCCTTGAGAGTTATGTGAGCAACGATTGGAATTTTGCAGATACATCACCAAGCGGATGCACATCATCCTTCTCGGATTACGAGGTGGAGTTTGGGTATGAGTATTCAGCATCAGCAACGGGAACAATCACGGAGTATCTTGATTTGACTTCCGCAACTGGAACGGTTTGGAATGCTGCCTTGAATCCGTTTGATTTGGTCACTTACGCACAAGCTCAATATCTCGCCACATCATCAAGTGCAAAGTTCTTGACCAATGTCAGAACGAGGTCAATCCATCGCACTCAGAAGGATTGGTTGTATGCTTTGAAAGGTGATGCCACAAGCGTTGTTATTACCTACTCCGATGCAAGTACACAAACATTCACATTGCCTTCGTCTAAGGTTGTGAGAATACCTGTGGGAAGCCAACTGACAATACCAGGTGCAGCGACTTACTTTGATGTGGTCTTGAAGTTGGGTGGAACTGCCAAGTCAGAAACCTATCGCATCAACATAAAAGACGAGTGCAGTAAATATGAAACAACGGATATCTTCTTTATGAACCGACTCGGTGGATTTGATTCCTTCCGTTTCAATATGGTTAGACGAGATACATTTGAGGTTGCACGAAAGCAATTCCAATCCAATCCCTACTCACTCGGTGCGACATACGGTTATGAGACAAGCGTCCGTACTCGTTCAAACTATCATACAACTGCAAGTCAGAAAGTGAAGCTCACATCAAACTGGATTGATGACACCGAATCCGTTTGGTTGCGTGATCTAATTGAATCACCGGTTGTCTATATGTATGATGGCACTTTGTATGCAGTCAACATTGACAATGCAACCTATGAGCAAAAGAAAGGTGTGCAGGACAAGTTGTTCAACCTTGAACTTGATGTTACCTTGTCATTCGCTGACAAATCACAACGCTTATGATCAGGTTATTAGTCAATAACTCACCAGTTGACCTATCGGACAACTTTGACATTCTCATCTCCAAGTCAATTGCCGACATCAAGTCACCTGAAACAAGGTCAAGTGAGTGGACAAAGACGGTTGTCATTCCTGGTACTCGTGCCAACAACAAGTTATTTGGTCACATCTTTGAGGTTGAACAAACCATTCAAGGAACTACGCAGTTTGCACCCGACTTCAATCCGAACAAGAAAGCGGATGTCATGGTGTTGCTTGATGAGGTTGAGCAGTTGCGTGGATTCATCCGATTGATTCAAATCAATGTGCTGGATTCAACGGACATCCAATATGAATGTTCACTACACGGACAAACGGCTGATCTATTCACGACCATCGCAGACCGCAAATTGAATGTGTTGAACTTCAGCGAATACAATCACACATTGTCAAGTGGCACGGTGATAAATTCTTGGGATACAAGCATTGTCAAGAACGCAACAACTCAAGCGTTTGCCTATGGTGAAGGTTATTTGTACGCCCTGATAGACAAAGGATATTCAACGGTGAGAAACATCAATCGCTTTGATGTGCCATCAATGACTCCTTGCCTTTATGCAAAGACCATCGTTGACAAGATATTCACCAACGCTGGTTATTCATACACGAACGATTCATTCTTCAACAATGACCGATTCAAACGCTTAGTGATTCCACCACCAAACGGATTGCTTGTTGATGCAATCACATTGGAACAACGAAGGTTCAAAGCAGGTAGATCAAGCAGTCAACTTTTGCTAACTGGTGGTACATTGATTTTCAATGTAGATTCAGGTGGTAACTTTTACGACAACGGCAATAACTACAACACAACTACCGGTGCTTACATTGTACCTGCTGGAGGGAACTATGTCTTTGAAGCATACTTGGAACTTTTGTTGAGTAACATATTCCCGTCAATACTTACCACTACTTTCGGAATTGGTATTGGAATATATGTGAATGATAAGCTGATTAAAAAATCACTTGTTGGAAATACGATTGGAGGAACTCGTGCGTATCACCTACATTTTGACTTGCAGAATCTATTGGTTGGAGATAGCGTCAAATTAAAAATGATGGGGGTGTATAATGTTGTTAATAACTATCAATTAACTGATGCCCAATTCACATTGGCAATGGTTGTCAATTCATTCTTGGAAAACAACTGTACTGGGTTTAATTATGGGTATGGGTCAACAACGGATTTTGCTCAGTTCTTAAATTCCGAAGTCAAGCAATCCGATATGCTGATGAGCTTTGTCAAGATGTTCAATTTGTACATTGAGCCAAGCCAAGACCAGCCCAAGATACTTCGCATCGTTCCAAGAGATGATTTCTACAATGGGGTAAATGTGGATTGGACAAAGAAACTTGATTACTCACAACCCGTTGAGATTGTTCCGATGGGTGATCTTGATGCAAACCCTTATGTATTCACTTACAAAGAGGGAGCAGATACATCCAACAAAGAATATCAAGAAATGTATCAATCAACTTATGGCTCACGCACATACAAGATTGACAATGACTTTGTAAAAACGGAGAAGAAGATTGACATTGTGTTCTCGCCTACCCAAATCAAGAACTACAACAACAACCAAAAGAACTTTGTGTTGAGTTATGTGGAATCTGAGAAGGATGGTGATTTGCGTATAATGTATTACGGAGGTTTGCAATCCGATGTGTATTGGGATTTGTTGTTGTTTTCATATATGGATTCCATCGTTTATCCGCAAACCAAATTGCCGATGACGATTCACTACGATTCAGTTACGGCTCCAACATTTGACATACTATTTGGGATGCCGAAAGAATTGGGTGTTGGTGCTGGTTATCAATACGGCAACTTCAACCTTGTCACAAATTTCTATTATCGTTTCATCACGGAGATCACCAACAAGAACTCCAAGATTGTAAGAGCTTATTTCAGAATCACGCCATCGGATTGGTACAACTTGCGATTCAACAACTTGTATTTCTTTGAAGGTCAATACTGGAGATTGAACAAGGTCAGCGATTACAATCCGGTTGAAGAAGGCGTTTATGAATGCGAATTTCTTTTGGCTCAGTTCATCCCACCGGCAACACAAACCATCAAAGTGGTGGGTGCTGGAACGGCTGGAGGTGAGCAAGTGGAAACCTATGGTGATTTGTATCCAGCAGGTAACTTTCCATTCAAACCGGGCATCAAAGGCATCAGCGTTGGCACAAGTCAGAGTGATGGAAGTGGTGTGTTTGTGGGAACGGGAATTGTCCAATCTCCAATCAACATCAACAACTCAGGACTTGGAGTGATTGACACCGTCTTTGGGGTGGGCGTTGATGGAAGTGTGGCACTTGTCTGCGATGACTTTGAAGTTACCAAATCGGACACACTCTATGTCGGCAACTTTGAGATGTATCCAAACTATTTGAGTGGTGGTGCAGTTACAACCGTATCAGCAAATTACTCGGCAACCAAAAATGATTGGTTGATCATCGCATCAACAACTGCCGGGAATTTTACAATCACTCTACCCGATCCAACTGGACTAAGTGGTAAAACTTGGATTATCAAAAAGCCATTAGCCGGACATCAAGTGACCATTGCCACCGCAACTGCTGCACAAATAGACGGCAGTGACACGCACACACAAACAGCACATCATTCATACGATGTCATCACTACTGATGGCGTTGAATTTTACATAATAGCAGAAGGACACTAATGGCACTAAACGCAACGATTGACTTAACCGTCAAAAAACCTGACTTCAAATCAATGAAGTCCGAAATAAAGGCACTAACCATCGAAGCCCAACAGGCGGTGATGCAGTTTGGCGAGTTCTCACCTGAAGCACGAAAGGCAGAAGCGGCACTTGCATCTGCTCGTGATAGGATGGATGACTTCAATGATCGTGTGAAAGCGGTCAATCCCGACAAGTTCGCACAATTACAAACAGTTGTTTCGGGTGTTGCTCGTGGATTCCAAGCAGCACAAGGGGCAATGGCGTTGTTCGGCAATCAATCAAAGGACTTGGAAAAGACAATGGTCAAACTGCAAGGTGCGATGGCACTTGCCGATGGTCTTGAAGGTCTTGGAAAAGTTCAACAACAATTCACGGCAATTGCAGGAAACATCAAAGGTGGTGTGATTAACGCATTCAAAGCGTTGGGCAATATGTCTACTTTGGCATTTGGCGTGATTGGAGTTGCATTGACATTGATCATCACCAATTTTGATACACTCAAAAAAGCCGTGATGAGTTTGATTCCTGGTCTTGGCAAGATGGCGGATGTCATTGGTGGATTAGTTCAGCAGTTTACCGATTTCGTTGGTGTGACATCCGCACAAGATAGAGCATTAGACAAGTTGAACAAGACAACTGCAAAATCAAATGAGCAACTTGACCGAGAGATTGCACTCTTAAAAGCACGAGGAGATGAGGTTGGTGCATTTAGCAAACAACGGGAGAAGTTGACTAATGACTTAGCACAAGCTCGTGCAAACTACGGCAAGAACACGGAGAAGGAATGGGGCAAGATAATTCTTGACACCAAGAATGCGTTGGAGATTTTGGAAGTTGAAGAAGGCAAGTACGCAACAACCCAAGCACAAGCACAAACCGATGCCAACAAGGAATCAGAAGCCAAACGCAAAGCAAGGATTGCAAAAGAACTACAAGACGAACTGGATAGACAAGCCAAACTTGAAGCCATAAGAAAGACCCATCTTGATCAGGTTATTTCCGCTGAGTTGTCAGCAAATGACGCAGCACGACAAAGCCGTTTGGCACAAGCAACAACTGAGGATGAACGGATTCAAATAGAATATGAGAACAAACTTGCAGCATTAAAAGAAGCACAAATTCAAGAACAAATTGCGGTTGCCGGGAATGCTGAAGCGTTGGCGTTAATTGATCAGAAATACGCGGATTTGGCAATTGTAGCAACTGCTGACGTGGATGCAGCAGAACTTGCACTTAACAAAAAGAATGTTGCGGATCAATTAAAACTTGACGAAGAAGAAGCGGCAAAGAAAAAAGTAATCAACGACAAAGCAACTGCCGATGCACTTGCCAACGATGCTGCCATAAAGCAATCTAAACAAGATTTATTTGATGCGTCTATAGGTTTGGCAAATGCTGTGATTGGTCTTGTTGGTCAACAAACTGCTGCTGGAAAAGTATTGGCGTTGGGAACAATCGCAGCAGATACGGCAATGAGTATTTCAAACGCAATGACCGTGACAACATCACCATCACCGGACAATGTCGCAACGGGTGGTATTGCTGGTATTGCAAAATATGTGGCACTTGCAGCAATGATTCTGAACAATGCAAAGAGAGCAAAGGATATCTTGAAAGGTGGTCAGCCATCCGCATCAGCACCAGCACAAATGAACGGAGGAGGAATTCCACAAATGTCTGCACCAAATATCAGCTCATCACTTCCGTCAGTAAGCGGATTTGATACCAAAGTATTTGTGACTGAAGGTGACATCAGAAGAACAACTGATCGTGTGGATACGACAAGAAAAGTGTCCGTTGTCAAATAGTGCTATTTAAGAAAGATGAAGTTACCAGTATACCGATTAGACATCAACGAGTTTGACGAAGAGACAGGCATTGAGTTTGTTTCTTTGGTTGAAACTCCAGCCATACAAAAGGACTTTCTTGCATTTGCAGAAATCACCCAAAGGTTTGAAATCAAGGATGAAGAAAAACGCATCGTTACAGGTGCAGCAATGATTGCTGATCTACCCATCTACCGAAGGGACGATGTTCGTGGAGAATACTATGTGGTATTTGACAAAGAGAGCATCTTCAAAATTGCCAAGAAGTGGGCAAGAGGCAACAAGTACGATGCGGTGAACACTCACCACAAAACACCAATCGCAGATGGCGTGAGCTTATTTGAATCATACATCATTGATCGTGAACGGGGCGTGATGCCACCGAAGGGATTTGAAGAAGTTGCCGATGGTTCTTGGTTTGTCAGTTACTTGATTGACAACGAAGAAGTTTGGTCAAAGGTGAAGTCAGGCGAGTTCAAAGGATTCTCGGTTGAGGGTGTTTTTGACTTTCCCGTTGATGCTGATGAGCAACTAATTGAGGAGATGAAATCCTTGCTTTCCAAATGGAATGGCAAATAAAATTGCAACACTTAAAACAAAAACCTAATTATATAACAAATGAACGCAAAAGAAACACTCAAGGAAATCCGCACAATGCTTGGATTCTCTGACGAAGAAATCAAAGTTGAGATGGCAACCGCCACCTTGACTGATGGGACTGTAATCTCTTACGAAGGTGAATTGGCAATCGGTACTGCGATCTTCGTTGAAACTGCTGAAGGTCAATTGGCTGCTCCTGATGCCACACACGAATTAGAGGGTGGGATGTTGGTGACAACTGTTGACGGAATCGTTACCGAAATTGTTGAACCTGAAATCGAAGTTGAAGTTGAAGCCGAAGAGTTCGCAACCGTATCTGCATTCAACGAAGTAGTTGCCAAGATGGAAACTGCAATCGCTGAATTGACTGCTAAGGTGGCAACATTGACTGCATCAAACAACACACACAAAGAAGCAATGAGCAAAGCAATCGACTTGATCGAGAAAGTTGCTGACTTGCCTTCAGAAGAACCAACCAAAACTCCCGTTTCAAACAAGAAGAATGATCAGTTTGAAGCATTGAAAAGATTAAAAAACTCACTAAATAAATAAACTAAAACTATGGCATTTTCAGTCGGATCTCTCGTTAATTACAACAACGAACAATCAACAGACTTGTTGGTTAAAGCATTGTTCAGCGGCAAAACTGCTGCTGCGATGTACGCTGCTAACCAAGTGCAGGTAGGTGTTAAATCATCTGCTGCCTTGAACATCATCGCTTCAACTGTATTCTTTCAAGCCGATGGCTGCGGATACAATCCAAGTGGTACAACTACCTTCACACAAAGAAACATCACCGTTGGTGCTGTGAAAGTTGAAGAAACTCTTTGTCCTAAAACTTTGGAAGCAAAGTGGATGCAAACACAAATCATGCCTGGCTCACCAACAATGATTCCTTTCGAAGAGCAGATTGGTAACGAGAAGGTAGCCGTGATTGCACAAACTTTGGAAACTGCTCTTTGGCAGGGTGATACTGCAAGTGGCAATCCTAACTTGAACCGCTTTGATGGTTTGAACAAGATCATCTCTGCTGCATCTCCAACATTGGCAAACGCTGCCCCAACAACTTTCACAACTGTAACTTCTGCAAACATTGATGAAATTTTGGATCAAGTTTATGCAAACATCCCTGCTGCCGTTGCTGAGAAAAGCGACTTGGTTTGCTTCTTGGGAATCGATGCTTACAAATTGATGTTGGTAAACTTGAAGAACGCTAACTTGTTTCATTATGTTGCTGATGCAGCTACTACAATGGAGATGGTGTATCCTGGTACTAATATGAAGTTGATCGGAGTTGGTGGTTTGAACGGAACAAACAAGATTGTTGCTGGTTCATTGTCTAACTTCTTCTTAGGAACTGACCTTGCAAATGAAGAAGAAATCACAAAGCTGTGGTATTCAGAGGACTCAGACGAAGTGCGTTTCCGTTTGACTTTCAAGTATGGTGTGCAGGTTGCATTCCCATCTGAAGTTGTTTATTTCACCCTTTAATCTAAGGTAGGATGGCTTGTTTATTAACATCAGGATTTACCCTTGATTGCAAAGAAGCAATCGGGGGTATCAAAAGCATCCACCTAATCAGTTGGACTGCATCAAAGTTTACCGTGGTAAGTGGTGTAGTAACCGCAACAACTGTGGTGAGCGGTGATGTATACACTTACGAGCTACCGAAAGCAACCGGCTCAATGACAAACACCACAAATGTGAGCATTGAGAACGGCACATCTTTCAACCAAGCAGACATTGCGTTCAAACTTCGCAGATTGTCAACTACCAAACGCAACGAGATGAAACTCCTTGCACAAGGTCGTTGCTATGCAATCGTGAAAACGAATAACGATGAGTATTGGTTGGCTGGTAAGGACTTGGGTTGTGATGTGACTGCAATGGTTGCCAACACAGGTACTGCAATGGGTGACTCTACTGGATATGAGGTGACTCTATCCGCAATCGAAGCCGAAGCACCTTTCATCTTGCAAGGTTCGGTGGTTACTACATTAGGAATTTAAGTACGCTTGATTCATAGAGAGAGAGGGTGGGCATTTGCTCACCCTTTTTTGTTACATAAAAGACAACTCGCTATTTTACATAGATGCTCCAAGTAACTAAGCAAGATTCCGAATACTGGTATGTGACCTTGACTGAAAAAGTCACGATTGCAAACCCGTATTTTTTATTTAGTATGAAGTGCAGACAAACTGATGCGGTTAAGAATTTCATATTGACCGATACATCCACCCAAAAAGAACGATACAACAAGTTCTTGTTTGATGAAGGTGTGACCGATGCCAAAACTTTAGAGGTCGGTGAACACGAGTACAAAATCTACGCTCAGATTTCATCTAACAACTTGAATCCATCATTGGCTGATGAGTTGGTGGAAACGGGATTATTGAAAGTTCTTCCATTGTTAAACGACGAGTTATTCTATCAGGTATCGTGAGCGAGAAAATCTACACAACGAATCGTGATATGGGCGTTGAACACGAAGTATCACTCACCAATAAAACATTCACCACGAATCGTGATATGGGATTTGTCCGCAATGTGGATGATGTCAAGAAAAATTATGAAGTAGATGCGTTGACGGCTGCTTTCTTATTAACTGAGGATTCATTTTTATTGCTCCAAGAGGATGGAGGTCGTTTGATAGAAAGTTATGTCTAACAAGAAAATTTCACAACTTGATTCCATTGGAACTATTGATGTCAATCAGGACTCAATTCCAATCGTTGACTATTCCGAGAATGTCACCAAACGGACAAACCTTGCCAACATCGGTCAGCGTGTATTGGAAGCCAGTACGACAACAAACCTTGCTGAAGGAACAAACTTATATTTCACCAATACACGAGTTTACACGAAGGCAAAGGCAGCGTTCAAAGCTGGTTCAAACACATCCATCACCTTTGACGATGCACTTCAAACCATCACCATCGCATCTCAGGGCAATGTTCAAAGCGTAAACACAAAGACGGGTGCAGTTGTATTGACAACAACGGACATCAGCGAAGGTACAAATCTATACTACACACAAGCAAGATTTAACTCAGCGTTCACGGCAAAGAGTACAAGCGATTTGACGGAGGGAACAAACGAGTATTTCACCGCAGCGAGGGTGAGAGCAGTCGTGTTGACTGGTATTTCATTGGTGACAAATGCCGTGATTTCTGCAACCGATTCAGTATTGGTTGCCTTCGGAAAGTTACAAGCTCAGATCACCGCAAACCTTTCAACCCTTACATCACACACATCCGATACAAGCAACCCACACGCCACCACAAAAGCACAAGTCGGCTTGGGCAATGTTGCCGATGTAGACACCACAAACGCATCAAACATTGCGAGTGGCACATTGGCTGATGCAAGGTTAACATCTGCCGTTACAAAGCAAGGAAACACATTTAACGGAGCATCTCAATTAGTACAGTTGGATGCATCTGCAAAACTTCCAGCCGTTGACGGTTCTAATTTGACAAACTTAAACATTCCACCTTCAACGGGTGGGGATCTATACTTATTCTATAACTACTAAAATGCCAGCAAATACATCACCCATATTCGCACTATCGCCTGAACTTGCATTTGCAACGGTGACGGATGCAACAACCGACAGAACAGGTGCAACGATGACAAACACCGTCACGCTTTTAACTGCTGCCACAAACGGCACGAAGATCACACAGATTGGGGCAAAGGTTGCAGGAACAAATGCGGCAACTTTAGTTTTGATTTTTGTAAGTGATTCAAGTGGGGCGAATTTCAAGTTGTTTGATGAGATTGCACTTTCCGCAATTACGGCATCAACTACCGTGACATCGCAAAGGGCGGTGACTGCTTACTCAGATTTGCAATTAAAAGCTGGGCAAGTTGTCAAAGTTGGAACTACCGTTGCAACTGCTGCTGGAATAAACATATTTGCAATCAAAGGAGATTATTGAGATGCCTGACTTCGGGATAATGCGTGGTTTTAATGAGAAGTTGTTTGGTGACAAGTTGGTTGCTGGGCAATTGCCTACGCAGTTGGGGTTGATTGGTAGTGAAAATATAACTCCTTTTTTACTTGACCTTTATCCAAACGCAGCCGCTGCTTATTCATTGCGTAAATTAAGAGGAGCATACACCGGAAATTCAATAAGAGTAAGAAGAACAGATAATACGGAGCAAGACATTGGATTTGCTATTGATGGAAGTTTAGATACAACAGCTTTACTCGCTTTTACTGGTACAGGGGCTTTAAATAATGGATTTGTTACCACTTGGTACGACCAAAGTGGAAATGCAAGAAACGCAACGCAAACAACGGCAATAACCCAACCTCAAATAGTTAGCGCTGGTAGTGTTGTATTGGAAAATTCACTTCCAAGTGTAAATTTTGCCACTTCTAAAGAAATACAAACTGGGGCTTTTGCTTCAGTTATTTCACAACCGAACACATATTTCATAACTGTAAACAAAGTAAATCATAGCGGTTATTTATTTGAAACAAGTGGAGCAGGCGGAAGGCAAGCACAAGGAGATGATACTTGGATATTTGCAGGTTCTGCTGCTTTTGGTTTTTATCCTAATGCTTACCTAAATAGTCAACAAATCTTTACTGTTCTTTTTGACGGGTCTAATAGTATTAGTCGAATGAATGGAGTTTCGGTAGGTTCTGGCAATCCAGGAACTAATGGGCAAGCAGGTCTACGTATTGGAAGAGGATTAACCAATTTTAAATTACAAGAATTTGTAATTTATTCATCCAACCAAACAAGTAACTTTAATGGAATAGAAACAAATATTAACTCATTTTATTCAATTTACTAATGTTAGGATATAAATACACAACCGAAGCCGAAGCAATTAACGCCCGTGAAGCGTGCGATAATTACTACGGCATACCCGTTGCACCTGATGATGTCACACAGAATTGGGTGGACTATCAGTTTGCAGAATTAAACACACCGCAATTTTGGTACATTGTTTTTGATGAATCATTAACGCCAATACTCGGGACACCCACAGAATTTGAAGTAGTTACACAATCACTCCCATGACAACACCGAAAGTAAAACCCAATGCGCTACCTGTTAGCTTTGACCAATTCCCGATATGAAACTAAGCGGTCGTAGTTGGATCGCTTTGATAATTGCGTCAGTCATTATGCTGACCTTTCTTTCCGTGCAGTCAGCACTTGTTTTCAAATACATTGAGCCGACCTATACATCGGCTCTTTTTGGCTATTGGTCAATTATTGCCTTTATACCTTTTTTCTATTTCGTTGTGATTGAGTTCGTCAGAAAAGCACGGCATAAATTTCAATCAATAGACGATACATTCAACGCCATTGATGCCAGTAACATCGTATTGGAGTTTGACAAAAGCGGAACTATCCGAAAAGCAAATTCAAAGTTTTACACATCATTTGGCTATGCAGATATAATTGGACAACGCCACAAAGTTTTGGTCGGTGATGTAGATGCGAACGAATACAACTCATTTTGGAATCAACTCAGAGTCGGAAGATTTAAGCAAGGAGAATATGAAAGATTGAAGTCAGATGGTTCGGTGATATGGTTATTTGCAAACTACAACCCCATCAAAGATCCATACGGTGAAGTTTACAAAGTGATGCTGATTGCAACCGATATCACCGACAAGAAGATAATTGAAGCGGATGTAAACAAAAAGAATTCCTATTTGGAACACGCTGCGAAGATTCTAAGACACGATATGCATTCGGGAATCAATACATATATCCCACGAGGTTTGAGTTCATTAAAACGGAGATTGTCTGAAGAGCAAATCAAGGAGTTAAAGATTGATGCACCCTTGCGAATGATTGAAGAGGGATTGACCCACACGCAAAAAGTGTACAAGGGAGTGAAAGAATTCACGAACTTGGTGAAGGCAGATGCACAACTTGAAAAGAATGAGTTTGATCTGCGTGAAATTCTAATCAGTTACCTGAGCAGTACCAGTTATGAAAAGCAAGTTGTCATTGAAGAACTACCCATTATTGAAGTAAACGAGTCGTTGTTTTGTACTGCGGTGGACAACCTAATCAGAAACGGATTAAAGTACAACGATAGTTCAACAAAGGTGATTCGCATATTTGCGGAGGACAACTATCTTTGCATCGTTGACAATGGTCGTGGAATGAGTCAAGAGGATTTGATTCAATGGTCGCAACCGTATAAACGAAAAGAAGGGCAGAAAGAAGCTGGAAGCGGATTGGGTTTGAACATATGCATTGCCATTATGGATGAACACAAATTCCCGGTAACTGCTGAGAAATTAGAAATAGGTACAAAATTAAAGATAAAAATACGATGATTGATTCCATATTGCTTGTAGATGACGAGGATTTATTCCACTTAGTTTTTGAAGATTCTTGCTCGTTGCTGGACATCACACTTTCCCTGCAAAGTTTAACATCTTCAGACGAAGCCGACCGACTATTCAAGAAGTGGTTCAATGAAGGTCCTGTGGAAGATAGACCCGAATGTGTGTTTGTGGATTTGAACATCATCGGCAGTTCGTTTGATGGGATTGAGTTGATCAGAAAAATCAACACGGAGTATGGCAACGGTGTTGTCATCGGAATCATCTCCAGTTCAGACGATAAACAAGAAATTGACAAGGCGAAATCCGTTGGAGCTCAGTTTTGGATTATCAAATCAGATGAGATTGAGCCGAGATTGGAATCCTTTCGCAGAGATTATGAAGGGTACAAGAATAAAACTGCTCCGTTTAAGGTATACAAGTGATTCTAAGCAATGATACTGCCCAACAACTACTCAACCTATGGAAAACAAAAAAGGTTGGTTTAGAGGGCAATGTCTTGAAAGTCATCCAAACAACGGATGAGGAATTCCAAAGGTACATTGACGAGGCAAAGCAGCGTGATCAAGAAACAAGACGAAAACGGTTAGAGATTACCAAACAAGTCCAATCTCAAAACAAGGACTTAATTGAAAGCCAAGCGGATCGTGAGAAGTTGATGATTGATTTGCAAGAATCACTTGCACAATCTGAGATGCTCAAGAACGCAGCGGTTGAGGATTTGGAATCACTACAAAAACGCACTCAGTTTGAACTGATTGGATTGATTGTAAAGGTCGCATTGTCGGTGATTGGTGCGGTTTGTATCTTGACAACGATTCTTTATTTGTATGTAATCAGTAAGGGGTTGAATTCTACAATCATTGAAACTACCTGGAGCAATCTATTTGGAATCATCTTGACTAACTCGTTCTCAATAATAGGAACGATTATGGGTGTGAAACATATGGCAGATAAAAAGTAATGGATAGGCATTTTGAAGATATCGTTGAACCCTTTGTGGTTTGTGTTTCGGCAGCAGCATTTGTTGGGTTGTTGTTATTTGGATTTATCTTTTTTGTAGATCAGTATTTTATGGAAAAAGACAAAAAGCAACACAACGACTGATTTTCTATTTGTCTGCGTGGCATCTACTATCAAAAAACCTTCAGCACTTCCAGTTAGTTTTGACCAATTTCGTAAGAATCCAATTGCCGCAGTTGCTTTTTGTATGCTTGTGGCTGTCAGCTATCT